GAATTCGCGTGCACGTGAACCCCTCAGTCAGATCAGACCCTCACCGGTTGGAACTGGCCAAGGGCAAATGAGCATTCGGGATTTCAAAACGAAATACCGTAAGTAATAACGCCACCCCAGTTCCTATTAATTACTTAATTAATTAGGAGCTATCATGGCTAATATTTTACAACAGGTCATTACATACCAAATGTCTGGCCTTGCATTGTTAGAAAACGAAAACTGTTTTATAGCAACTGCTAATACCAAGTTTAAAAACTTCCAAGATTTAATTGCTAACTTAGGCGACACCGTAAGCTTTGATTTACCACCACGTATGGTTGCTGAAACAGGCCTCGTTGTTGGTTCTTTCCAAGGCGTTACCCAACGTGTACAAAACCTTGTTTGTGGCGAATCCTCAAACGTAAACTATGCATTCACAGCGCAAGAATTTATTTTCAACGTTGATGATTATATGGAACGTTTTGGTGCATCTGCTATTGCTGAATTAGGCGCTAGCATTGAAGCTGACGTTGCAAGCGTTATTCTTTCCCATACCTATCGTTTCTACGGAAATGGCGTTACTCCTATCAATAGCTTCACCCAATTAGCTGAAGCATTGGCATTCTATCGTAACTATGGCTCACCAAAAGTGGACATCAAAGGTTACTTAGATGATTTAGCAGTACCTGCAATTATCGGAAGCGGTTTAAACCAATTTGCAACTAATAGAAATAATGAAATTGCGATGAGTTGGGAAGTGGGTCCATTCTCTAACTGCACATGGTATCAATCTAACTTATTACCTACTCATCAAGCAGGTAATGTGGGTATCAATGCAACAACTTTAACTGTTGTGAGCATCAATGGTGCGGGCACTCAAATTACTTTCTCAGGCGCTGGCGTTTCAGATCCTGATGCAATTAAAGAAAATGATTTGCTTCAATTCCAAGACGGTGTATCTGGTCAAACAGATCTACGTTACTTAACCTTCATTGGACACAAAGTATCTGGTAACCCTGTGCAAGTTCGCGCAACTGCCGATGCAGGTTCCAATGGTGGTGGTCAAGTTGTTGTGCCAATTTTCCCAGCGCTAATTAGCACTGCAGGATTGCCAACAACCAACATCAACACCCCGATCGTTGCTGGTCAACAAGCTAAAGCGTTACCAAGCCATCGTCGCGGTATGATTTGTGGCGGAAGCGCATTGTTCTTAGCTATGCCACGTTTACCTGACCAAAATCCGTTCCCAACAGCAAACGAAGTAGATCCCGATACCGGTGTGTCTATCCGTTTAACTTACGGTGCGACATTCGGTCAAAACCAAATGGGTTTAATTCATGACGCTATTTGGGGTAAGACCTTAGTGGATGAATATACGATTGCGTTGATTTTCCCACTCTAATAATTGGGAGAATAGTAATGATCGTTCGAGAGCTCATTAATAAAGCTTGGTATTTATCGGGTGCTGTTGCACGCGATTTAGGTCAAGTGAATGGTTCGCAGGGAACTGATGGACTGTTTTTATTAAATGCGCTCTTGGACGAACAGAACATTACGGGTCGATATATTCCTGTTGACGATGAGACAGTTATTCCCTGTGTTGTCGGTCAACAGGAATATGCAGTTGATAATTTAATTATTTTGCATGAACTGACGTTTATTGTGGATACCGTGCGTTATCCGATGCGTCGTCAAACGCGTAAACAATATTTTGCGGGTGGTCGAGCAGAGAATATAAGCAGTTTGCCGTATTACTATTTCTTTGAACGCAAGAAAGATACGGGAAATATATTTTTGTATTTTAATCCCGATAAAACTTACCCATTGCATATTAATGGGCGTTTTGCGTTGACCAATGTATTGATCGACGATGAATTAGATGACGTATTAAATGCGTTTTACCAACATTATTTAATGTATGGATTAGCCGAATATATGGCCGGTTGGTATCAATTGGTGATGCCAGAAAAGAATAAAGAAATATTGGAGCGTTTACGTAAAGGATTACCTGATATTAATTTAATGGATTTCACTGCTAATCAAATCAGTACGTTTGGTAGCAGTAGCGGATTTAATTACGGCATTGTGAATCTGGCGCGTTCTGGATTCTTACCGCCATGAGGAATGAACAACAATTAATTCCTGGGCAAATGATGAAAGTCCCATTAGGGATTGTGGGTGGAAATCATTTCGGGCGTTATCCGAAAATAGGAAACGAACGTACCTGGAACATGATGGTGAGGGATAACGCATTAGTTCCGTTTCCAGGCTATGAAGCCAAAGTGGAGTTAATGGCTGGCGGTGAAGCGCGAGAAATTTATTTTAGTCCGCGTTTTCAGCATTTTATTGTGGTAGTGGGTGCGCAAGTATTTGCAGTAACAACTGCATTTGCGGTGACAGAAATAGGATCGATTAATACGAACAGTGGCAACGTATTTATTTCTGAAAATGAAAATGCAGAAATAGCCATTGTGGATAGCACAACGAATATTTACGTATATAACTACGTACTTAATGCATTTACGGTTGTGCCAGTTGGTTTTAGAGCAGCGTCCATTGTGTATCAAGACGGCTATTTAATTGCAGCCGATGCAGATACAAACAGTTGGCGTTTAAGTGAAACGAATAATGCCATGAGTTGGCCTGCAACAGCACCGTTTCAAGGTGCGTTGCAAAGTAAAGCCGGCGATGTCGTACAAATTGTTGCGCAATTAAATCGCGCGATATTTGTGATGGGCGAGACAGTGACTGAGACATGGTTTGATACGGGAACACAATTATTTCCTTATCAACGCAGCAATTCAAACACGATTGATTACGGTGTGTTGAATGCAGAGACGGTCGCAACAGGTTTTAATATGTGTGTGTGGTTTGGATCAAATGAAAAATCAGGTCCAAATATATTTGTAACAACTGGAGGGCAACCCGAAAAGATTTCTGATGATGGCATGAATTTTATATTTAGCCATTTGACTGCACCTGAAAAGTCATTTGGATTTTTATATAACATTGATGGGCACATTTGTTATCAGCTGACATTTACAACCGATAATTTAACGTTTGTTTATGACTTTACGGAAAAATTATTTTATAGCTTAAGCGATAACAAACTTAATCATCACATTGCAAAGCGATTGGCTTATGCAAATAACAAATATTATTTCATAAGTTTTGAAGATTCAAAAATTTATGAAATGAGTTCAGATTTCTATACGTACGATGGTGAGGAAATTCCTCGCATTCGGGTAGAAAAAAATCTGAGATTTCCAGATGCATCACGTTTCATTATTAATAATGCGAATGTGACATTGGAACAAGGATTAGATCAGGCGGATCAAAGTGTTGAATTATCGATATCCCGTGATGGTGGCTATAGCTTCCAAACGGTAGGAACAAAAGTATTAAAGACAATTGGAAACCGACCGAATCAATTTATTTGGTTTCAATTGGGTGCAGCAAACGATGCGGTATTGCAATGGCGATTTTACAGTGCGGGACGGTTCGTTGTTATTGGGGGTCAATTAACAATTATTCCTGGAGTACAGTTTTGAGAGTTCCATCCGTACCCATGAGTAAAATGTTAGAGGACAACGGGCAATTAACCCAAGCGTGGATTTTGTTCTTTGATGAATTAGTCCAGCAATTAGCTGAATCGGTAACACGATTTAATTACAACGATTCAACAAACAAAATGGAATTGCGAAACGGAACGGCGAATGGAAGAGAAATTTATTTAAGACCGCAACAGTTAACGGGCGCTCAAATTACGGCCATACCGATAGCGGATATTAATGGAACGTGGGTGTATGACACTTCCATTAATAAATTAAAGTACGGCATTAATGATGCCTTTGTAGAGGTAGCTTTCACATGATGAATCCAGCAGCAAGTGCAGGTGCTTATAATTCTGCAAATAACGGAAGTTTCCGTCAAAAATTAGGTGATTCACTGCCAGGAATTGCAAGTGGTGTAGGCGGTTTATTCAACTGGTTGAGTGCGTCTAATCCAGCCGATGCTGCCAATCCCTATTTAGAACAAATGCAAGGTGTTGCACATCAATATATGGATCCGTATGTCAATCAAGGTAATCGTGCAGGCGGTGTATTGGAAGGGCAATACGGAAATTTGGTTAATGATCCTACTGGAATGCTGGCCGGATGGGGAAGCCAATATCAACAATCACCAGGCTATCAATGGCAAGTGGATCAAGCATTAGGTGGTGCTAATCGTGCGGCTGCGGCAGGCGGAATGCTCGGTACTCCCATGCATCAACAAGAAAGTGCGCAAATGGCTCAAGGTTTAGCCAACCAAGATTATTGGAATTGGATGAAGAACGTACAAGGTTTGTATGGCCAAGGCTTACAAGGCGAACAGGGAATGTACAACACAGGTTTTCAAGGTTCGCAAAGTATTTCTGATGCTATTCAATCGGCCTTAGCATCTCAAGCGCAACTCGCTTATACGGGCGCGGTGAATGAACAGCAACAAAAAGGTGGTGGCATCGGTAATTTCTTAGGTGGAATAGGGTCTGTGGCAGGAACTTTTCTAGGAGGTCCTGCAGGCGGAATGGCTGGAAATGCCGCAGGTAATGCAATAGGAGGCTGGTTTTAATGGCTATACCTGTACAACGATTTGACCCAATGACATGGCAGCAAGCTAATCCCTATACAGCAGGGATGAGTGAGAGCGCGAATTTAGTTAAACAGTTGCAACAAAATCGTTTTCTTGCGCCGCAATTACGTGCGCAATTAGAAGAACAATTATTAAAAAATCAAATCACTGGCGTGCAGGCAGAGTACGCACCGCAAACTACTCAATCCGACATCATGCTCAAACAAGGCCAAGCACAACAAGCATTAGCAACGGCTGAATATATGCCTTTGACTGCGCAAGGAAAATGGATGCAGGGTGCAGGCGATATGATGCGCGGTGGTTATTACAATAATCCTGCAATGCGTTTAAAAATGATGTTGAGCACTATGCCGGAAGCCGATCGTGCTGCATGGATTGCTAAAAATGGTTCCACCATGGAAGGAATGCTGGATTCTCTCGCGCAAGGTGGTGCTTACGGTGGTGTGATGCCACTACCGCCAATGCCTGGAATGCAACCACACAGTTTTAATATTGTTGATCCACGTACAGGTAAACAAGTGCAAGAACCTGGTGACATGAGTATGCGAAGCCAAATGGCTGCCCCGCAACAAATGATGCAAGCACCGCAACGCAGACCTATGCAACAACAATTGCAACAAGGTGGAATGCCACCTCAAATGCAACAACCTGCGCAACAACAAGTACAGCAACAAATGGCACCGCAAGCACCTGTTAGTCAAGCTATACAAAAAGCTGCTCAAGGATTTAATCCCGTACAGCAAGCATTTAACTCTACAGCCAATAAAATGCAAAGTTCACCGCAAATGTGGGAACGTTGGCAAGCTGCACAAGCTGCTGAAGAATATGTTAATTCACCCGATGCTTTACAAGCATTTGATACTTTATCTCGTTATTCTGGAATGCTTGGTAAAGGGAAAGGGGAATTAGCAAAATATTTTAATGCTGATCAATTAGCAGAAATTTCCTCGGCCGAAAATCAATTTAAATTAGGACTGTCAGGCGCTATTGGTCAATTAGAAGGCTTTGGTAAAACAGATACCGCTTTAAATGAAGGTTTAAAATATTTCACCCTGGCACAAACCAATCTCCAAGGAGAAAAACCTAATTATCAAGCAGCCATAAAATACTATCAAAAAGGATTGGACTTTTTACAAGATAAAACCAAATCACTTTATAACGCGACTCATCCTTTATTTGACGTGCAAGATCGTAATCCAACAGAAAAGTTGAATTTACAAAAGCAATTAGAAAATAAAGCACCTGCTGGATCAATCACTGTCATGATTAATGGCAAAGAATATCGTGCGCCTGCTGATAAATTAGATGAATTAACCAAACAATATGGCGCAAAGGTAGTTAAATAATGGCAAAACAATTACCAAGTTATTTGCAGCCGGTTACACCGGAATTGCCGCAATATTTGCAACCAGTGACGAGTCCCAATGATCGTCCCGATTTACAATGGGGATCAACGTTGGCTGGCCAAAGAAAACAAGATCCGCAAATGTTAAAAGGATTAGCGGCCGGCGTTGTGCAAGATGTAATTGGATTAGGAAATACACCTCATAAATTTATTAATAATATTCCTGCTGCATTTCCAACACAAACGGGTGAACAAGCAGTTGGTTTACAAAATCCATCGTTTGGTGCGCGTCGTGCTGAAGATGTTGGTCAAGCATTACCTTATCTTCTTGGCGAAGAATTATTAGCAGCAAAAGGTTTAATTAAAGGCGCATCGGAATTGCCAGCACTTGGAAAAGCATTACGTAATTTTGAAACAGGTACAGCCTATGGGGCGACACAATCGGATAATCCTTATGCAGGTGGTATTGAAGGTGGCTTAATTAACGCTATTTTACCGCCTGGAATTGGTGCAATTGCGAAAGGTATTCCACAGGCATTTCATGGCTTAAAAAACATGGCTGCTGAAAAAACTTTACAATATGCAAAACCCGCATTAGGTGAAAGCATCGCGAAATTTGTAAAGCCTGAAGAAAATATGGGTGTTGCTTTACGTGAAC